TTTTAGGATTTTGTGAACTCCTGCCAGTTGTTCTAACTTTATATCCTTGTAATTAGTTGGAATCATATTTATAAATACCTTTAATTTGTTTATTTGTCACAGGAAGGTTACTCGGGTTTGGTCAAGCTTATTTAAAGCGAAATATCTTAATGCTGCTATTCCGTGGTCGTTTATTCCGATGGGTTCTCCTGTTTGCGCTCCAGTCTTGTCCTTAGCCCATGTAAACCCTCTAAATTCTTTAATTACGTTAGTTGAGTCCTCGGTTATGTTAATCTTATACCGTTGAAGTTTGTCGATTGAATTTCTTATTGAATCCGGTCCTTTTTTCGCTCCATAGATATTCCTGAATCCACCTCTGTAAATATCCTCTATGCTTTTGGGTTCGGCTGAATCCGCTATGATGTCCTTATATTTGTCCACTCCTAACTCAATCATCCTCTGTACTATATCGTTATTTGTTAACCTTGTTTTGTAGATTAACTCTTTAACATAAAGCTCGGAATTAAACCTATAAACCGAAATTAAAGCGGTAGGGTCATTCGTGAACCCGAAGTCTAATCCATAACCCAATAACTCAGCGGTTTCAGGTATTTGTTTAACTACTTCCCAGTTCTCGAATATAACTCCGTCAACAACACCTACCTCACCCAATCCGTAAACCTTCCACCAATTCGCCCAGTATGAAGATTCTTTTGCCTTCTCCTTAGCTTTTTCTATTTCTTTTACTAAGTCCTTGTCTAAGGCTTCATTATCTTTATAAGTTAATATAATCATTTCGGCATCCTTGTCCGATAATAACTCCTTATGAACCCAAAACTCCGATGTCGGGTTGTAATCTAAATAAATAAACCGCCTTGTACGAATGGCTAATTGATGGTAACTTTCAAAGGTTATATTGTTACACTCATTAACAAATAAAACGTCTCTTCGTGCACCTCTTAATTTATCCGCTTGGTCCGCTGAGAAAAACTCTATGTAAGAACCATTAACAAAATCATATCGGAGTGTACTTCGGTTAAACTGTTCCTCTCGGTACATTCCTAACCAATCCATTATTTTAATAAAGTCTTTTAAAGCTCCACGTCTTAAGTGTGGGATTGATTCCGATACGATACTGATTTCGGTTTTAGGTTTAAATACAGCGTAATCAATAAGTAAAGGAATGATACTGAAAGTCTTAGAGGAGCTTGTACCCCCTTGAACTATCCGAACTCTTTTTTTTAATTTAGATATTTTCCGCTGAGCTGTTGTCTTCTGGAGCATCCAAGTCTATTTGTTTAAATATCCTTTGTTCGTGGCTTATAACGTGGTCCACTTCCTCTTTAGGCTTACCGTAAACACGGTCAAATAATACGTCTAATATATGAATGCTTCCCTTTTCGAAATCCCTCGTTGCTTTCTTTGCTATTAATGCAACCCAAAAAGGTAGGTTATCGTTCTTTGCTAATTCCATTAACTCGGCTCTTGTTTTACCGAGGATGGTTTTTATAATGTCCTGACTTTGGCTTTTAGTTAGTTTTAAATTATGCTCCGCTAAGAAGTAATCCGTTAATACGTTTTCAATCTTCTTAGGTCTTCCGTCGGGATTACCTGACTGACCTTTTTTGAATGGTATTAAATTATCTAACTTATTTGCCATAAATCTCTGTTAAATCATTGTAACACCGTTCTTTTTAATAACTAATGTCGGGTCAAGTTTTTTCATTCGGTCTATTATTACTTGGCAATATTTTGGGTCTAATTCCATACCGTAGCATTTGCGTTTAAGTTGGTGTGATGCTACCATTGTAGTTCCGCTTCCTGTAAATGGTTCAAATAAAATCATATTTTCTTTAGTAAATATTTTTATACCATTTGAAGGTAATTCAACAGGGAAACAAGCTTTATGATGTTCAGTTTGTGTTTTAGAATTTGATATTTCCCAAACATTTTCATTGTAAGAATATTTTTCTTGATATGAAAAATCTAATTCATCTTTTTGAAATATAAATATAAATTCAAAAGCTCTTGATAATCCTTTAGATAATGGAATAGCATTTTTTTTCCAAATTATTGTTTCTGTTAATAATAAACCTGATTCAATAAATCTATTTACATTTTTAATAAATGATTGCCTTGAATTATTATTGTACATTATATTCCAGCAAACAATCCCTTTTGATTTTAATATAGTATAAAATGAATCTTTTATTTCATCTAAAAATTTAAGATATTCTTCTTCAGTTTTATTATCTAAATCATTATTTAAATACAATTTTCCCTGTGGAGTTTGTGTATTTCCGTTATATGGTGGTGATGTAAAAATCAAATCAGCTTTACTTCCATTCATCAATTTTACAACTTGGTCGCTATCCGTACTATCGCCACAAAGCAAACGATGTTCTCCTATTTCAAATAAATCGCCGATAACAATATCCGTTTTAATTTCATCAGGAACTTCAAAATCATCTTCTTCTGCTTCAAGTTCTTTAACTGCAAAATCGGGAATATCTAAACCCCAATCATCTAACTTTTCACTATCCCATTCGTTTGCTAAACTATCCCAATCCCATTCTCCAAAACCTACATTGTCTTTAATGGTAAATTCGTTTCTTTGTTCTTGAGTCCAAGAGTCCGCTAACATGACCCAAGTATCAGGTATTTCTTTAAAGTTTAATTCCTGAAGTGCTTTTAATCTCATGTTACCTCCAAGTGGGTGCAGCTTTCCGTCAACATCTGTTACGCAAACCATTGGACGCTTCTCCATCATTTCGGGGAAGTCCTTAATTGACTGGACTAACTTTTTAAACTTGTCGTCTTTAATTATCCGAGGGTTGCTCGGGTTTGATTTTAAGTTAGTTAGTTTCATCCTTGACCTCTTGTTGGTTTTGTTTTTTTATCCTTTGGTCCTTTTCTTTTTTTATACTTGCCTACTTTTCGTTTGCCAAAGTTTAACTTATTGTTTGATTCTTTTTTCATTTAAATAGTATTCCGATGTTAGGTAGTTCCGATATCACGTCTGGGTTATTGTCGTAATGTTTATCAATGCCTAATTCTTTAATCTTTTCAACCTTAGCTTTATTACTTCCGGTAGCGTATACTCTTGACTCAGGTATATTTAACAATTTAGCGGTACTTAACATTCCTTTTTTATCGTGACGTGCTGAGATTATGTATAAAGTTTCTTTTTTAGAATCCGCTAACATCTTGCCTCTTTGAGTGCTTAACACTCCGTCATAATCAAAACTAATTTTCATTTCTAATTTGTTTTAATTTTCTACTGGCCCATTCAACACCTTCATCACCTCCCCAAGCTAACCACATTAATCTACCGCATCCATCCCCTAATTCTTTTTTAGAGTTTTGTCTATGCCTTTCAAAAGCTGCCATTCTTGAGATAGTATCTTCCGATATCGGCTCACGGTTTGCTAACTGATTAGCTCTTTGTTTACCTACAGGAGTTCCACAATCACCCCATCCATGCTCTTCAGCCCAGCGTAAAGCTATCTTTGCGTTCTCCGTTGCTGCCTGAGGATAGTCGGTATATGATTCTAACTTAACCTCTTTCCAATAGACATTACATAATAAATATCTTTGGTCTTGTGAATACTTTTGCATTTCGGAATCAGACATACATCTTTGTAGATATTCATCCTTGGTTTCCCGTTTGTTTGGTTTTGGCATAAAAAAAGCTCTTATTTGGAATTCATCATTCACTCTTTAATAACTCTCTTTGTTTTAAAAGATAGTCCGCTAACCACATGTATTCCTCATTAGTTAGTTTTTGTGGTAATCTCAACGGTCTACCAGAGCGTTCCTCTTTTAATTGTTCAGCGATAATATATAACCTATCCGCTATTGAGTCGAGTTTATTTAATTGCTCAGTCATTCTTTTTTTTCTTTTTATTTTCTTGAGTTGAATACCATACTAACATATCCGATATGCAGTCAGGACATCCGTTAATCTTAAAGCCGGTTGTTTCCTCATAGTATGAAATTAAAGGAGCTACAAGTCCGTTACCTACGTTAATCTTTTCTCCGATACTTAACCAAGCGTCAAAGGTTTGTTTATGCTGGTTATAGTAATTAAGTGATTCAGTTGAGTTCATTTTTAAATCTGTTTTTAATTATTTCAAATCCTTCTTTATATCTTTTACTTAAAGTATTACGTCCGATACCGGTTTTGCGTTCTATGGAGCGTAAGCTTTCATCCTGAGCCTGAAGGGTTATAAGCACAGGTACCAATGTTTCTCTATTTTTTAATATGTCGTTAATTATAAGTGAAGCTTGCTCTATATCATATTCTCCCTCTGAGTCCGATGGAATGTCCTGAGTTAATTCCAAATTACATACTTCATTTAAAAGTGAACTTTTACGTCCACGCTTCGACCAAAGATACCAGATAGTCGCACAACACAAATTTTTAAGATTATCCCTATCCGAATACTCTTTTACTTTATCAGGCATTTCAACTAACTTTAAATAAAAGTCATTGAATAGGTCATCGTGTAAATACCTACCACGATACAAGTTCCGACAAAAGTCCCTATAAAATCTTTCGTTTTCTACGATATGACTATCTATTAGTGTTTTGATAGCTCAAAATTATAACAAATATAGAAAGTTAGTGTAATTTTATTGGATTGATTATCAATAAGTTACATAAATACATTAAAATTTAACATATTTGTTAGTTATTTATTTAATATATATATGTACATTTGATGTATGGAAAATGAAATAATTAACACTTTAAAAACTAAAAGGAATGAAGTTATTAAAGAGCTTCAACTTCAATTTGAATTTAAGCAAGTACCATTAAAGGTATTAATGAATGACTTTGTTAAATACTTAATTGAAGAGGGATATACTTCAAATGACCTTATTTCAACAAAAGATATTAACTGGGCTATTAATAAATTTCACACCGACAACTCTAATAATTATGAATACGATGCAGTTAAAGGTCGCGACCATTTGAATCAAGAAATAATAAATGCTAAAAAATTTTTATGATAACAACCTCCTACACTAAAGCTGTTAAGATGGCTAAAGAAATCTTAAAACAAAAACACAACGTTAAGCGATTAACATCATCAATCAAAAGTACATCATGTACTTGTGGTTGTGGAGAAAGTCCAGCAATTATGGTAAGCACTATAATTAAAGATAATTACTATGACGTAACTGTTGGTATTTGTAAATATTGCTAATTAAACTAAATAACATGACAAACGAACAATTAATTAAAAGTTTAAAAAACACACTTACACAAAGTGAGCAAATGTGGATTGAGGAAAAATCACACGCTTATATCGTTGGTTATTTTCAAGGATATATTAAAGGTCTTATTAATGAATTATTAGATGAATACAATGACTAACTATTGTTTTTTTAAAAATGATAAGATTTCAGTTGTAAAGCAAAAACAAGCTTTCGGAGGTCCAATCTTCTACTCTAAAGAGTTTAATAAAAACTTTTATACCTTAAAAGAATTGTTTAACTTTATGAATAATCAGGGATACTTTCATTTATCACAAAATACTTTAAGATATATATATGAATAAACCTAAAAATAACTGGTCAATTAATTATTGGCCATCCGATGAGGTCAGGGACCTACTTTGGACTGAAGGTAGAGGCAACTTCAGGAAAACAATCGATGCCGCTTTAAAACTTTATTTTAAACTCAATGGAAAGCTTCGAAACAGTAATTAACGGACAAGAGGTAACGGTGGAATATGAGTACACTTATTACTATGAAGATGATACGTGCTTCGAGGACATTAACATTACTAACGTAAACGCATACACTGAGGACGGTGCATGTGAGGTTGATTATGACTTAATT